ACGTATTACTTCCCCAAGTACTGGCCCCCCAGCCGGTAGCCACAGTACTTCACCAACCCGTTAGGTTGTAGCCAAACGAAGCAGCGCCGTTGTGGTCGTGTTGCTTGGCATCGTCAATGTAAACGTACCTGCGGTCACGGTCTGTGAACCAAAGGTATGAACACTAATTGCCTTGTTACTCTGCGTCGAATTGTAAATCAACACCGTATCAAAAGCCGTTGAAAGGGTGACGGTGGTATAAGTGATCGAAGCAGATGGAGTCCAATAACCCACGCCAGCAGTAGATGAGCTATTCGTCGATGTTGGAGCCGTTGCATTTGTTACAGTCACTCCACCAGCAGTATAGTTTGTGCCAGTGACTTCGTTGGTTGACGAATAAACAGTAGTTGAAGCGTTTACCGTTGCCGAAGCAAGGTATAGCGCAGCTTTAAGTGTGTCCGTTGTGGGCGAAGTCAAACTTCCACGCGAGACAATAGTCGACGTTCCAAGCTGATGCTGACCCAGCATCAATTCGCCAAGGAACGATGTACACATAGACTGAGTATTAGCCATGATTTATCCTATCGAAGCGGCTTCGAGCGCCGTAAACGGAGAAGTTTTTAATGTGACGTGAACAGAACGATGAACTAACTCTTCATTTAGCCAATATTCAGTCCACGTGGTGAACTCAATGTCATTATCCAACAAACCTTCTTTTTTTTCCAGCAAGGAATCGTCCATTTCACCGTGAATTGTGTTGACTACCATAATTTAATACACCCGAATAATTGCAGACGTAATATCGTCCGTTGGAAAAACAATGTTCAAGACACCGCCAGCAGTCGTCGTCCGAGCGCCACCAAAATCCAACACACAAACCGCTGGATTTCCAGCAGCAGAGCTATTGTAAATCAAAGCCCCATACGTAGTAATGGTTACACCAGTCAACGACAAGTCCACAAAATCCACATAAGCAGTCGTATTGGCCGACGTTGGAATATACGGGGTCAACGCTACACCGCCCGTGGTGTACATCCCAGAAGCGGCTATTTCATTTGTGGCCGTATACGCAGTAGTGCTGGCGTTCAACGTCGCATTTTGATTGTACAACGCAAGTTTGAAGGTATTGCCGCTCACGGGCGTGAAGTTATGTACGCCCTTTAACAGCTCGACTTTGAAGCTCGTACAAATATAATTGCCTGAAAAAGCCATTATGGACCCGGCGAATCAGATTTAAGCGGAATCCGCATCATTCCATCGCGGTACTCATCGCGGCGGCGGCGGCCCTGCTGTTCAACACCCAGACCACTGACAGCCTGCTTATAACTATTCTCAAAGTACGCCTGCATGTCCGGCGGCCCTTTCAAATAGCTGTACGCTTGGATCATGCAGGCATAGAACAACGCTTCTGGAGCATTCGTGCTGATCCAGGTTGTTGTATTTGTAGAAGACAACTGATCTGGACGATAAATATACCCCAGCTCCACCACAAAATTTTGATTTGGGGTTGGAGCCACATAAAACGTGTTTTGATCCCAAACAGAAAAATACTTTGGCAACCCGGTTACGGTTTGGTCTTTCCAATACTCTTTCATAAAGGACGTATCTCTAAAATCCAAAAAGGTTTGCACCGAGGTCGTAAAATTTTTAATTAACATGTACCGATGGGTAAGCATGTCGGTTGGAGCCGTTAAAAATCTATTTCCGGACGACAAGTTACCTGTTTGTTCCTTTTTAAACACATCTAGATCAATCTCACGCATGATGCGGTTTTCCGCAAACGTGATAAACGTGTTTAAAACAGGCAAAGTGAACTCTGTGTCACCAACCTGGGCGTAGTTCCGAATATTTGTGACCAGCTCGTCGTAGGTCATGTTGTCGTCACCGTTACAGAACCAACCACCACCCGCGAAATCAATGCAGGACCAGCAATGTACGGGCGCATATCATTTGTGTTACGCGCCGTTCCGAAACTTTGAAAAGCTGAAAAGCCTGGAGCACCGACAAACACGGATAATGGCTCCCTACGATCTGGCCGCGGCCCGTCAAGTGCAATCGCATCGCCATGATACTTCAATGGCTGGATTTGCGGCTCTTTTGGCTCGTAATCGTCCGGGCAAACCTTAAATCCACGCCAGTTGATGCGAAGCTGGGTCAGCCTGTACCGCTGACCGCAGTAATCACACAGGCCTAATGCATATTTACCTGCCGCGGTAGTAGGCATTTTAGATCGTCGCTATCTGCGGCACAAAGTATGTGCTGGCGGTATCCCTGTCCTCATCTGCCGCACGCTTGAAGTCCTCTTCATAGATGTTCTTCAAGGCACCAATTCGGTCTGGGGCAAATTTCAAAGACAAGAAATACGCAAGTCCGGACGCAAGGCAAGGCAAGAAACGCCAGTTGACATCCGAAGTATTGGTGTACGCCCCAGCATCCTGAATCCGTCGAATCCGGTAATACACCAGCTTGTACTGGCTATTTGGGGGTACTGGATACAGATAGATTTGCGGGATGTTCTGACGTTGTACGTACAATTGCGACGGGCGAGCTTGAAAGTCTTTATTTGGAATGTCCAAATACTCGTTTCGGCTAACACGTTGAATAATAATGTCGTTGTACGGTGTCGTGGTCAAATCCCGAATCACCGCACCCAACACATTGACCGTATCCGGGTCCAAATTAAGGACCCGATCCCCCTGGGTTAACTGAATCTCTTTCTGTTCGATGGTCCACAGGTTTAACCCGCGGTTTGCCCAATCAAGAAACACCAAGTTGAGCGAGCGACGGGCCGTCGTCAGCTGATACCCACTGGTGGGCCTCATGCCGCATCGCTCAAATGCTTCTTCAATCAGCTCATCAATCGACAGATCAAAGTCAGTCGTGCCCGAAGTGGTCATTTAGCACATGCCGCCTTTTTTATAGGCCTTCATCTTGCCTTTTTTGACCATGCCGCCTTTGGCCATCTTGGCAGTTCCAGGCTTTACAGACTCATCGCCCTTCATCGAGTCGTAGTTGTAGTCGACTTTAGGCGTTTCGCCGCTCATCACGCAGCCGCCACCACGGACCGCGGCACCCATTCCACGTCCAGCCATGATTATTTCCCCTTACCCAAGGCACGGCCTTTTGCATCAGCCGTAGTACGCATCAAGGCACGACCATAAACCGGGGCTTTAGAACCCGATTTGACCGCGCCACCATTTTTCATCTTACCTTTGCCATCCGCAGCAAAGTCAGGAACCATCTTTCCGTCTTTTTTAACCATGGTCATACCGCCATCTTTATAACCACTCATCATGCCGCCCTTTTTCATCTTCGTCTCTTCCATTTTTTCGCCCATGGCATATTGCTTAGGGGAAATCTTGCCGGACTTGATGGCTTTAGCTTCTTTCAGCTCTTCGCCCTTGGTTTCTTTGTTTTTAAACAATTTTTTAAGATCAGCCATAGCCATGTTAATGTCCTTTAATGTGAGGAGATCAGACGATCAATCTTCTCTTCCAGTTTGTTGAATCGAGCATCAATATGCTCCATAATTTTGGAGACTTCCGCTCTTGTAACCATATCACGCGCCATCTCCTCACGGGTCTTATTCAAGAGAACACTGACCCGAGAAAGTTCGTTGAATTTTTCACGAAGCACAAACCCAGCAAGAGCAAAGACCACCGTCAAACCCGCTGACCAGAGTTCTGCTGCACTCATCATGCTCCACCATAGTAGAACAAAGTGATTGAAGTTACACCAGACCCACTAAACGTGACATGAATTCCACTATCAAACAAGACCCCCATATCGGTAATCTTGATGTACTGGGACCCAATCACAGGTGGAGATGTCAAGGTAAGTTTCGTTGTGCCACTTGCTCCGCCACTTTTAAAAGTCAGCGTTGCAGCAGTTGCCGTAGACACAAAGTAGACACCAACCAATCGGCTCCGACCAGCAACAACCTGTGCAGTTGTTGTGGCCGAAGCCGAGTAAATATTACTATTACTCATGGCCCTTTCCCTTAATCAAAAGTTATTTAAGGGATCAGGTTTGCAGCCTGCTGATAAATTACCGAGATGTAACCGACCCCGCCGCCTGCGCCAGGAGTGGTTGAGGTCACGACAATCTTGACGTCTGTAGTGCCAACGTCAACAAAAGCCGCCGTGCGGGTAGCGTCCGTGCCGGGAGTAACCGAAACAACGCCAACTGCGGACGTCGAAACAGCACCAGCTGCCGTGTACGCAGTAGCCAGTGCGGTGTTACCCACACCGACAGTTGCCGTCGCACCCCAAACGGTGGTGACGTAAATGAAAATGTTAAGAATCTGGCTTTGTGCAGGAATCACAATAGTCGTGTTTCCACCACCAGCAAGCTGAGTGATCTTTTCAGTTTGAACCATGACCACCTGGCCGACGTTCTTGACGTTCTGACCAAGCGTTGTGCCAGTGGTATTGAAAATGTTACCTGCCCGTACTGGGCCAGAGAACGTAGTACGTGCCATTTTAGCCTCTCATGCTACAAAGCATATCTGTCTGCATGTCGTCAGCCGGGACTGTCAGATATGCCGGAAACCCCGGAATAGAACAACTATACACCTTATTTGCAAAAAGAAAAGGCCCCGTTTGGGGCCTTTTCCAGTTGCCGGTAATTAGGCTCCAGGGCAGCCGTAAATACCACGCCAATCGCTGAACCCGAAGCTATAACGCTCACGAGCCTTGTAGCGCACGTTACCAGTATCGAAGTCGCCTTCAAAACCAGTGCGGATTGCAACGCGCTCAAACATCTTCATACCGTTAGGAGCGTCTGTGCGGATAAACCAGCCGTTCGTATCGGTCAAGAAGTGGTTAACAGTGTAACCCTGGGGGATCATCCCCATGTTTTTGATTGCGTTGATGTCGTTATCTGCAGTTCCGACACGAAGCGTAGACTTCATGATTCGGTCAGCAGTAAACATCAGCTCTTTCGGGATGATCAGTTTCAAACCCTGCATGGCGATCTTCAGACCACGTTCGTCAGTGAACGCAGCAATGTCGATCAGAGCCTGCTCAAGCGAAGTCTCGCTCAAGTCGGCATCCACGGCCAAACGGTTGGAACCGTTAGGGCCGCCCAGCGTTGGGTGTGAAGTTGAACACAACGGCTGGCCGTCACCACCAGTCGAGGTCGTAAATGCACCGTTCAGAACAGCAGCACCTTTAATCTGCTTGGTCTGAGCCATGGAACGAGCCAAAGCTTTGGTGTAACGAGCCGATAGACGATCATACAGGTTGTCTTCTACTGCCTCTTCAGTCAGAGAAAACGCCAGTGCAATCGTTTCGTGGGTGTAGCGAGCCGTAAAGACTTCCTGCGCCTGATCGTAGAACACGCCAGAGCCTTCAGTCTTAACCGGAGCGGTTGAGAAACCGGACAGCATCACTTCTTCTTCAAACGCACGATCCGAAGATTCGACGTCATAGATTTCGAGATGCTCGTTCTCGTAGTTCTTGTACTCAAGGCCGAAGAGGGCGTTTAGACCCGGCTCAAGCTCTTTTGTAAGTTGGGCACGTGAAATTGCCATGATTAAGCTCCAAGTCCAGCCACGCCAACACTTCCGTATTGATGCGTGTTGATTTTAACCACCAGAATCTCATAAGCACCAAAGTCATTACCAGACTGGTTGTACAGCCCAACAACTTTCAGCGCCAGAGTGCTGGTCTTTGCGACGTTCGCCGAATCAATCGTCATGTTCGACAGACCAGTGGTTGTGCTACCCGTGGTGCTGGTCGAAATTGGCGCATTGAAACCGATCTTGGTCTGATCAATCGCCGTGCTGCTGGTCGACTGGATCAAGAACAGTTGGTTGGGATCGTCAATGACGTCGGCCTGGATGATGCCAGTGGTGATGTCAACGCTACCTGGGTAGTAGTTGCGCCACACAGCTTTACCAGTGGTTGGGTCAATGTACGAACAGCCGTTGAACACGCCAAGAGCCGTCGCGTGACTTGCCGCCACAAACTTAACAATATAACCATCATACTGGGTAACTAGGTCACCCAAATAGATTGCCCCGGACTGGTTATCGGCAATCTGATATGCATACTGCTTTTGAGCGCCAGTAGCGGACAGGTTGCCCATAGGACGCAGACCAAAGGGCTTATTTACGTTAGCCATTTGTCAATTCCTTAAAAAAGTTTATTCCCCGGATGGACCGGGGCTACCAAAAGTAACCCGAGATTGACGCTGGGGGCTTTCGATCCGCATGCTGTTATGAGCATTGCTTTTCATAAGCTCATTGTCAATCGCTTGAACCTGATCAATGGCCCGATGGCTGTAATATGCGTTTCGCTCTTCAACTGTTTCCAAAGGAATACGGGCTAACAGAACGTCTCCCACGCTGATAATGCCAGCGTGTCGACCATCTTCCACGGTGGGAACAGGAAAGTCTGGGTACTCTTCCGAACGGACGAGTTCATAACCTTCACGGACTTTAGTAGCAATATTCATACGGTCTTCTTGATTCCCCGTAAATGCCCTAATCCATCTGTGTTTGTATCCCGGAGGAGCAGGAGGCGCATCAAGTCGTGATGGCGGAGTCCAAGGTTTCCGGCGTGCAGCCTTCTCGCGGGTATCCGCGGAACGTGCTTCACGATTAATGGGTGTAGTTACCTTGTCCATGATCAATCCTTGACGTATTTGGCATATTCCTCAATCGGAACGCCGAGTTTTTTCGCAATTGCTACCTGACTTGCAGTCAGTTTTACAATGCGGCGTGCATTATTTACCCCGGAAGACCGGGTTGCAGGTGCCACCGTTTGCACGGTTCTAGTGGTCCTGTCTTTGTTAAATCGACCTGGAAAGGACGATTTAAGTCTACGATCCAGCTCATCATAATACTCATCCGAGCTTCCGTCAAACCCCTCAACTTCAATTAGTTGGCGGTGAATGCCCCGACCTGCGGACGCTTGCTCTATGTCTCATCA